CCAGTAGCAATTCCTCTGGTGGCACGGCCATGATCCTGATCCGGCCATCCTTTGTGATGCGCTTGATCTGCACATCATGGATCATCGGTGCAGGCATCACCATGGGTTGACCAGTCATGGGGTCGACAGTTGTGAGCTGCGCTTCATCAATTGCTGGGTCTGGGTAAGACGTAATGATCTTGACCTCGCCACCAGGCTCTTGCATCAGCATTTCTAGGGTCTGGTCATCGAGGCCCGTATATTCCTCAATCCGGACCTTCTCTTCATCTTCCCACCAGAATTTGGCTATTCCGCATTTCCTGACCAGTGCATCTTTGAAAATTGCATAGCTCGTCAGAAACCCGTTGTTGTCATTCTGGAAAACATAGTTTGCATAGTCGGTCGCCTGCTGGGCCATCTTCACATCTTCTGGGCCACGGGGGGCAAACTCGACCACATTCTCAGAACTAAAGAAAACGCGCATCAGGCTTGGCAGCATGGCCGAGACAGTGTCCCGCACCTCCATGGCCACCACCTTGCTGTTCCCATCGACCTCATTGCCAAATAAATCCCCGCGATAGTATTCAGTCCCTCTGGCGCGTGTGGGAGACAGATCACTGTCCACATAGCTGATGGCATCGGTCAGGTCTTGGGTGATGATGGCTTGCAGTTCCATGTCATCCATTGGCTCGGTGGCTGCAATGTCGGTATTGATGGCGCTAGTGATGTCTTGCTCGTTCATGGGGAATCCTTTTGTATGGCTCAAATCAATTCTAATTGTGAACAAACAGAATATGCGGTAGTTTTACCACCAAAATATCTTGGTTATCTAGCAAGATATCCTCAAAATAGCTCGCATCTCCAGCATAGCCTTTGTCTCGAAATCCAACCCTTTTAGCTCTGTCTGTCTTCACAATTGCAGCGCTTATATCAATTGAATTGCGCCTATAACTTGTTTCAAAGTAAGAATAAGGCGGCAAATCTCTACCGCCAGGTCGATCATGGGAATGCACCATGTCAAACAAAATGACATCAGGCTTCCCAGTGGCCACGTTCAAAATCTCTACTGCTCTTGGGATAAAGTAATTATCCGCATTGGTCAGCAGCAAATAATCGCCCGTGGCCTGCTCAATCCCAATCTGTCTCAAAGAATGCCCGTAATCGTTAAATCTAGACTCTGTACAAAAATACTTAATTTTCTTTGGCATCTGTTTGGCCAGTAACCGCATTGCCTTTTCAAACTCGGTGCTTGGTCCATCGTGAATGACTGTAAGTCGCCAGTTGCCTGCGCTCTGATTTATCCAAGACTGGACAAACACCCGCATTTCATTGGTGCGCTCATAGGCCACCGCAAATACATCAATCAAACCATGCCTTCGCATATTCGGGTCGATTCTCTTTGAGCCATGGCATTGCATCTTCATGCAGCTGCTTGGCATTCATGCCAATGGTGTTGCTGCCAATGTGGTGGACATAACTGGCGCTTACATAATGGCCATAGCCTTTTTGGATTAAATCCATACAATGCACATCATCGCTGTACCAATTCAGAGGGGGAAACTTTGCCTCTTCAAATGCATCACTTGATATCCATGCAAAGATTGGGCTGACCTCTTGGACCAGTTTAATGTGGGCCTCAGAGGGGAATTTGTAGAAGCTCAGTCGCTCACCAGGCTGGCAAATGCGCACATTTTGGCCAGACCTTGCCGCATCACTTCGAGCCGCCACCCACCCAGCTTTGTAGCTGTTCATGGTCCTGACAATGGCCACATCTTCCATCAGCACTTTGACGCTGGTGGGGGTCAGCACTATGTCGTCATTGGCCACAATGCATGATGACCAGTCCTTGAGCGCTGCCGTGATCACCTCGTTGTAGTCATCGCCAAAGTTTCTTGGCTGGCCATAAATCTTGAAGTCAGCTTGAAAATTCTCAATCACCGACTCAGGGCCGCGCAGATAGACCGGACACTCTGGCGCATATTGCTTGATGGATTCCAGCAGCACGGCCAGACCACGGCCCCTGACAGTGGCAATGACAATTGGACAAATCATTTCTTTGCCTTATTTCTTGCAGATATTGCAGCAGACTTGGCCTTGGCATCAGCCTTGGAGCTTGCACCCCATGCCTTCAATGACAGCAGCAGCCTGGTCGGCTCACCGCCCTTCATCTCAGGACCAGGCATATTGCCCATGCGCGCCAAGAATGATGCGCGCCTTGGGTTATCGCCAGACTTGACTGGCGCTTTAAGGTCCATACCAGCAGCCTTCGCACTGGCACGGCCCTTGGCATTTAAGCCGCCAGAGGGTGATTTGCCCTCTTTACGCTGCCAAGCCGGTGTCTTCATTTCTTTGGCTTCTTTGCAGTCTTGGCTGCGGCTTTGAAGTCAGCAGCTGATGGCGCTCCCTTTGCACCAGGCTTCCTCATCTTCTCGCCAGAGCCAGCCTTGATACGCTCACGCTTGGCTGCGATATTGGAATACAAACCTTGTTTCATTCCTCTTCTCCCTCTTCATAGTCTTCGCCCTCTTCACCCTCTTGCTCACCCGTGTTCGGGCCACCGACCACCCATGCATCGCACGTTCTGCTGGCTGCGCACTTGAAATCAAAGATTTCGCAGTAACCCAGATCGGCCAACTTGATTGTTCCCCATGGGTCGGCCTCCATGCCAATACCCTCTGCAATGCAGTTCTTGATCTTGTCAGACACATTGAATGCCGCGCAGTTACCGCATAGGCTTTGCTTTGCGTCATCCATGCTCACATCCCACTGGTCTGCCTTCTTGCGCCAAAAAGCCTCATTTGGCAGTTTGGGGTTCTCAGGACCATAGGCCGCGCTGGTGATTGCCTTGGCGCGATTTTTAAGGTTGAGGGTAATGTCTTGCGTGGGCATGGGGCAGTTTTCGCCTGCGCTCATGTCCTCGCCCTCTTCTTTGTCCATGACCTGGCTCATGGTGCGCTGCATAGTAGCCATTATTTTTTCGCCTTGTTCTTTGCCGTGCGCTGACCGCGCATTGGCATCTTTGCTTCTGACATGGCAATGGCCACCGCCTGCTTGGGGTTGGTCACAACCTTGCCAGTCCCACCACTGTGGAGCTTGCCAGCTTTGTACTCACCCATCACCTTGCCGACCTTCTTTTGCGCTTTACTCATTGCCTTCATGGATTCCTCCTGGTTGAAAAAATAGTTGGGCGGAATTTTTTCGCCCAGCTTTTATGGCATCAATTATGCTACCCGAACTAGGTTTCTGCGCAGGGGTTGAGACCACTTTCCTGATCCACTTGACCCGTACATCCCTGCAATCGCGTCAGACGCAAATGTCAGGACAAAGGCATCGGCCTTGTCAGGACTTGGCAATCCTCTGCGCTTGATCTCGTCTTTTCCCTCAATAGCGATCTTGCCATTGCTCGTAAATGAGTACCGCACTGTGGCCAGTTCAGCAATCAAGACCTCATCCTTTGGCATCTTGCAGTCTCTCGCCTCAAGCCACGCCCTTGCTTTGTACCAAAGTTCAGCTTTGAGATTTCTGTAAGTTCCACCCATCGCGGGTGATTCTGAGACATTGATCCCTCTGGCCGGCAACCCCAGCTCTCTAAGCCGGTCCACCACCCCAGCCCCCAATCCAATCGAGTCGACCAGAATCTCTTTCGGCTGCTGGCTAGGCGCCAGCGCCTGATACTCGGCCACCACCGCGCCAGTCAATTGCATCAGGTCCAAATTCTTCCATGTCCGGATATTCTCAGTCACCGCATTCCCTTGGCGCTTGCACAGCGCTGACCGGTCACTACCAAACCTTGCCACATCCAAGCCCCAGAGCATGGGCGCATAGTCACTTGGCGCCACATCCCGATTCACCGCGCTTTCGAGCAAGTCCATGGCAATGACAGTGTCGTCATCGCCCTTGGGGAATTCACCGATCACGCGGATCCGGTAGACGTTGCTCTCCTCGCCATAACGCATGGCCATTTCTTTGACGTACTCATCACTCACCCGTGGCGAGTCAGTGCAGGCCACTTGGAATGTGGTCCACTCATCTGCCAGGCGCGTGTGGGTATCATAGAAAAACCCAGAGCTTCTGACCGGATTCCCCAGTAACAGCGTCACCGCGTTGTGGCCAGACATCGAGCCAGCTGCCGCCTCGAACACTTGCTCTGGCACACCACTGGCCTCATCGGCCACCAGCATCACATTCTCTGAGTGAATTCCCTGCAAAGCCTCTGGCTGCTCGGCCCTGCTTGTCCTGGCCGAAATAAACATCTCAGTCGGTGCAGCATTGAATTCAATCCTCTCTTGCTTGACAGTCAGCAACCCCTGTAAAGGCAAAGGCATCGCGTTGATCCACCTCTTTAGCTCGGCAAACATCGCGTCATACAACTGAGAGCTTGTCGGTGCAGTCACTACCACTTTGACCGGAGACCGCGTCATAAAGTACCAGAGCATGGCCCAGCTGCTTGCCGTACTCTTTCCCACCCCGTGGCCACTCCTGACACTTATCTTCCGGTCCCCACGGGCAATCGCCCCAAGAAACTTCACTTGCCATGGGTCAGGGTCAACCCCCAACACCTCCCGCACAAACAGCACTGGGTCAGGCTGATACCTCTCTACCCACTGACTGAAAACATTTTCTTTCATGGGTGGATGGTCTCATAGATGGCCCAAGCCTTGGGACTCATCGCCCACTTATGCGCATCCAGCTCATCAGTCCTCACCAGTATCAGCAAGTGATACGTCATCGCCAGGTCAAACCGATCCTCATTGATAGCCTCCATCATCCGAATCTTCAAATCCAGCAACATCACACTAAGATGCAGCGCTGTCAACAAATCAGTCATTTGGCCATCCTCGCTTGTTTTAAGTTCTGGCCCGTGATCCTGTCGGTCCAGCACGATGCACACACCCACTTGGTCGCACTCATCTCCACCCCACCCTCTGGCGGCTTTTGCCGATTGCACTTATTGCACAACTGCAATTTATGTCCATGCACATTCCCGTTCAATCTCACATGATTATTTACAAAATTACTCTTCATTTTCTTGCCGGACAGTTTCTGCCCTCATTGCAATTGCCATTGCATGGTGGGCATTTCTTTCTATTCACTGGATTCTCTGGACTTGGTTTGTTTTGTGTATTAGCCATTTATCACCCAATATTCTTAA